GTGCTGCGGCATCGGAGAAGAGCTGTGGACGGGTGCTGAGGCCATCACCACCAACGAAGGATGCCGCATCCTGGCGATCGGAAACCCCGACGACCGGCAGACGGAATTCGGCAACGCCTTCCTGAAGCCTGAGTCCGCACAGGACTGGAACAGGATCTCGGTGCCCGCGCACGTCACCCCGAACTTCACGGGGGAGCCGGTGCCGCGCCTGCTGAACGAGGTGTTGGTGTCCAAGGCGTGGTGTGAGGAGCGTCTTCGCGCNTGGGGGAAAGATGACCCCCGGTACGTCTCGAAGGTGATGGCTCAGTTCCCNGAGCAGTCGAAGTCGTCACTGTTCCCCCCGGCGCTGATCGCCGCCGCCTGCGAGGACGTGCCCGCACAGGCCCCCGGGATGGTCCTGCGTCTGGGAGTCGATGCCGCCCGGTTCGGTACGGACCAGAACGTCGTCGTCTCCTACCTGGGCGCCACCGCGAAGGTCGAGGAGACCTGGACAGGCACCGACACGGTCTCCTCCGCCTACCAGGTACTGGAGATCGCACAGCGGATCAAGGACGAGAAGAAGTGCTCGTGGGTGGAGATCCGGGTGGACGCGGTGGGCCTGGGCGCGGGCGTCGTGGACACCTTGAACGCGCGGGCCGCGCTACTGAAGGACCCCTGGTTCACCGTCTACGAGATGCACGGCTCCGCCTCGCCGCCGATCGATGTCGGCGGCTCGGTGCACGGCTACGGCAACGCCCGCGCCTACTGGTACGACCAGCTCAGGCAGTCACTGCGCAACGGACGGGTGAAGATCGAGGACGACGACCGCGTCAAGGATGACCTGGCGATCGTCTTCTACAAGTTCAAGAACGGGAAGCTGTTCATCATCTCCAAGGAGGAGATGCGCAAGGACCACGGCCGCAGCCCTGACCACGCGGATGCCCTGGCGTACGCGACGGCCCCCGTTCAGGACGGTTTGCCGGTCGGATCGGCCGTCTCACAGGAAGCTGAAGATGCGATCAGCGGATTTATGGATGGATTGGATGACAGCGGGCTGGAGATTGCGCCGTTCTGACATGATTCTGGTATGGAACCTCGCTACGCCGCACACGAGCGGATCTTCCTGAGGGGCAAGTCGATCCCCGAGGGCTCGCCGGACCATGTCACGTTCTCGCTGTACGAACAGCTCTGCCAGCATCTCATCCGCGCCTACCCGTCACCGGGTCCGCTGCGGTCCGTCGCCCTGCGAAAGCTCGCCGAGTCACTGAACGACATCCTCGACCACGCCGAGCTGACGCACCTCCGTGAGGATGCCGAGAAGCCGCCAGTGCGGCAGGTTGTGCACACATCGAGCGCCCCTGAGGAGCTGACGGCGGCTGCTGATGATCCGGGAGAGGAGATTAACGCCGGATAGGACAGCTATTACTCTTGTTGCCATGGTGACTCCTGAGAAGAGCGTCGCGGACATGACGCTCACCGAACTCCAGGCCACGGTGAACACTCTGGAGGCCCGCAACGAGGAACTGATCAGCCTCGTGACCGAGGAGGCTGAGCTTCGGGAAGGCGGCGAGTTCGGCACAGCACAGCTCGCCCTGGAGAACATCGGCTGGCAGCCGCTGGCGGGCATCGCCGACTCGGCGAACTCCTTCACCCTTGAAGGTCTGCACCGTGCGTCCGAGCTGTGCCGGGCCGTCGCCACCGTCAACCCGCTCGTCGGCCGGGGCCTGAAGGTCCGCACCGGGTACATCTGGGGGCCCGGCGTGTCGGTTGTCCCCCAGGAGTTCATGACGGGACCCGGGCGGCCCCGCACCGTCAACACGACCCCTCGTCTCCCTGATGGCCTCGATGACGTGCTGACGGGGACCCTCGCCCAGATCGAGATCGAGACGAGCGCCGCCACGGACGGCAACCTGTTCTTCCTCGTGGACCGGAAGAACAAGATCGTCCAGCGTGTCCCGTTCGAAGAGGTCACCAACGGCGTCAGCCAGCGCGGGAACCGGGAGCGCCTGCTGTACATCCGGCGCACATGGAACGACTGGGACCTGGAGGTGGACAGCGGCAGCGACTTCGAGACGCGACCGTTCACCCACCCTGACCCGACCCGCGCCGGACGCCAGTGGATGCGGCCCGACCGCGAGGGAATGACGGGAGCGCAGTTCCGGTTCCAGTCCGTGTGGTACCCCACCCCGGCGGCCATGCAGGAGCGGGGCCTTCAGCGGTCGGGACGCATCGAGGGGTTCCCGGTGGACCACTCGAAGGTGATGGTCCACGTCGGCTTCAACAAGCTCACCGGATGGCGCTGGGGAGTCCCCGACATCCTGCGGGCCATCTGGTGGACGAAGGCGTACAAGGAGTACTTGGAAAACTGCGCCACCCTCGCGAAGGCGTACGCGCGGTTCGCCTGGAAGGTCACCAACGAGCGTTCCCGTGGTGTGCGCCGGACTGCCGCGCAGATCGCACAGACGCCCCGTGTCGATCCGAACACCGGGCAGGCCCTCGCGGTGGGCGCCTCCGCCGTCCTCGGTGCCGGTCAGGACCTCTCCGCCGTGGGCGGCCGGGGCCAGGTGGACTTCGACGCGGGACGCCCGCTGGCCGCGATGATCGCCGCCGCTCTCGACGTGCCTCTTCCCGCGCTCACCGAGGACCCGACGATCGGCAACAGGTCGGCCGCCGAGTCCCTGGACACCTCCACGATCCTCGTCATGCAGGCGCGTCAGAAGGTCATGGACGAGGTCTTCCGTCAGATCTTCAAGATCCTCGGCCTGCGTGTGCGCCTGAGGTGGCCGGAGATCTCCGAGGAGCCGATCCACCGCCGCCTCCAGGCGATCGACATGGCTGTGCGTCTGGGCCTGCTGTCTCGTGACGAGGCCCGAGCGATGGTCCTGGACGCCTGGAAGGACAAGTGGGACGACTTCCCGGCCGGGGCCCCCACTGTCGATCAACTCCCGTACATCTTCGGCACACAGACACCGTCTTCGGGTGACAGTCCGGAAGGCCCGCAGACGCCCGCCACCGAGGATTCNTCCCCCGGTGCCCCGTCNCCGCTGAAGGCCGGNAGCAACCNCGGGGGGCGNCCTCCACGCCAGCCCGACCCCATCTCCTCCGGTGACCACGAGCTGCGCGATGAAACTGGTTCGTCAGGGGAATAGGCGACAGGTGGGGTAGAAGGGTTACTCTGTGCGTGATCACTATTGACACGCACATGGGGCGGCCTGTGGAAAACGCTGTACTGTCCGAGTCCGCCATCCTCGCGTCCCCTGACTCTGCCCTGTCCCCCAAGGGCATCTACCGGGCCAGGCTCATCGAGGCGGACGTTCAGGGAAGCTCGGGTTTCTATCCAGCCGAGATCCTTCGGCGGGACGGCGCCACGGCTTTCCCTGCTGGGACGCACATATACCTGGACCATCCGACCCGGAGCGACGAGATGGAGCGTCCGGAGCGGAGCGTCAGGGAGATGGCCGGGATCCTTCTGGACCCCGCCAACTACGAAGAGGCACCGGACGGGCGGGGACTCTTCGCCAGGGTGCAGTTCTTCGAGGATGTGCGAGATCTGATCAAGTCCCGATGGGAGCACGTCGGCCTGTCCATCAGGGCGGCCGGTGAAGTGGAGGACACGCCCGAAGGGCGGATCGTCCGCAGCATCCGTGAGGGACTTTCCGTGGATGTCGTCACCCGCCCTGGAGCGGGAGGAAGGCTCGTCACGATGACTGAGTCGTCTAAGCCGGACACCGCTCCGGCAGATAAGAGCACGGAGGAGGGTCAGATCCCGTCCACCTCCGGGACTGGCGCTCTTCTCAACGAAGTCTCCGCCATGCGCGAGAGCCTGTCGGACCGCGTCGAGCAGCTTTCGATCGACGTGGCCCGTATGAGCAACCAGCTCAAGGAAGCTCAGCGTGAGACCGAGAAGCGCAGCCGGGAGTCGGGAGAGATCCGCGAGGCGATGACGTTCCTGAAGGATCGTCAGCAGGCCGCCGACCAGGCGCTCGCCGAGGCCAAGACAGTCGGCCAGGTCGTCGCCACCCTCATCGAGGCGAAGCTTCCGATCCCCTCGCTGATCCGTCTGGCCCAGGGATACCACCCGGGTCAGGACCTGCACGAGTCGATCCAGCGTGAGCGGGAGTACCTGAAGAAGGTCATCCGCGAGTCGGAGCGCGGCGACCTGACGAAGCCCGAGCCCTCGATGCTCGGCCTGACCGAGGCCGGAACTTCCGAGTTCGCCTCNATCACGTCCAACGACGAGGACTTCTCGCAGGTGGAGAACGTGCTCTCCGGGAAGCTGTTCTGAGGTAACTGTGGCTACGAACGAGATCTTCAAGTACGGGCACTGGCTCAGCCTGCCCCTGCCGCTTCGCGGCTCCGACCCGAACGTCAACGAGGACCCGACCCGCAACGGCGACCCGGTCCTGATCGGCGACATCGTCGGGTTCGCACAGGAGGTCGGGGGTGTGCCGGTCTCCTACTCGGTCGGCTCGACCACCGTCACCCAGACCCGCAACCCCGCCAACCACCTGGAGCCTGGCTGGGCCTCCGTCGCCCTCGTCGGCGCCTTCGCCTTCCCCGTGGAGGGATGGGACCCGGTGACGATGGGCTCCGGTACCGCCGTGGGCATCAACGCCGCCACGCCCGGTGTGCGTGCCACCCTCGTGGCCAACTCCGAGGGCGACCACTGGTTCGGCACGATCGTCGGCCAGACCAAGATCCCCATGCTGGATGACAACGGCGAACCCCTCGGCCCGGAGATCTTCGTGCCGATCGTCAACGTCGTCCAGTCCATCGCCCCGAACCCGAACGCCGTGCCCGACCGGGCCCCGGCTGGTTCCTGACCAAGAAAGGAGGAACCGTCACAATGATCGATGAGAGGCTTCGTGCCCTCGACGGCATCAAGTCCACCAGCAACGCGCAGTTCGCCCAGATCGCGGAAGCGCACACGGCCCGGCGCAGTGAGATGAAGAAGTCGGCCTACAGCTCGCTGGGCAGGCTCCGCCGACCGATGGAGCTGGTGAAGCTCATCAGCGAAGCGGCGTCCGGCGCGCCCGTCGCCATGGGCAAGCTGCGTGAGGCTGTCAGCTCGGGTGACTTCCCGCTGCTGTTCCAGGCCGTCTCGCAGGCGTCGATGCTCGGGCAGTACGCCGAGCTGCCCCAGCAGTGGCCGACCTTCGCGGTCCGCACCACCGTGCCGGACTTCCGCCCGGCTCGGCTCGTGCGCTGGGATTCCCAGATGGACCAGCTCCCCGACTACAACGGCGGCGCTGACCGCCACGTGCGGGCGCTGCCCCGGATCCCCGAGCTGACCGAGTACCCGACCTTCAACCTCACCACCGAGGGTTCGGATTACTTCGTCAACAAGTACGGTGCCAGGTTCCCCTTCTCGTGGGAAGCGTTCCTCAACGACGAGCTGCGGGTCCTCCAGCAGCTCCCCACCGAGATGGCGCGCTGGGCCCGGGACACCGAGGACGTGCTGACCACGGGCGTCCTGGCCACCGCCGAGGGCCCCAACCCGGACTTCTTCAACACCACGGAGAACTTCGGCAGCCAGGTCCCGTCCGGTAACTATGTCCGGAACAACCCGCCGCTGTCGCTGCGGGCTCTGGAGCAGGCCATCCAGGAGATCGGGATGCGCCAGGTCGCCGGGCGCCAGGTGCGGGTGCAGAACTTCGTTCTGCTCGTTCCCCCGTCACTGGCCCTGACCGCGCACTCGATCGCCCAGGGCACCACGTACATGCATGTGCAGCGCCTCTCGACGGACGAGGAGATCCGGACCAACGTCGCCTCGCCGATCGCGGGCCGCTTCACCGTGGTCGAGTCGCCGTGGCTGCCGCTGATCGACCAGTCGGCCACCGCCGCCACCACCTGGTACCTGGTGCCTGCGGGCGGCCAGACGGAGCGCGGCCCCGCGATCGTCACCGCGTTCCTGCGGGGGCATGAGACCCCCGAGGTCCGGGTCATGGGCGACACGGGACGCGCTCTGGGCGGCGCGGAGATCTCCGCGTTCGAGGGCTCGTTCTCTCACGACGACATCCAGTACCGTGTGCGCTCGATCATCGGTGCCGCCGGTATCGACGCGTCGGCCGTCGCCGTCTCCACGGGTGACGGTTCCGCGACGGGTGCCCCCGAGCCCCCTGTCGCTCCGGGCCTGATGTCCGGGCCGGTCATCCCGACCGCCGAGACGGACCCGTACAGCCCGCCGCCCGCCGAGGGCGAGGATGTCCAGCCGTTCGCGGCTGCCGCCACTCCGGCCAAGGCGGAGACCAAGTCCACCACGCCGAAGTCGGGTGGCACTTCTGGGGGCTCGACCGCCAAGAAGTAGCCCGCACAAGGAACGACCCCCAGGGCACCTATCCCACGACGGGGCCCTGGGGGTCCAGGCGACCGGGGCAAGCCATTCCCACCAGGTCGCCTCACAGACCCCCCAGCCCTCGGGGGGTCTGTGGCTTTCCGGGCGGTTTGCCTGTACAGTCGGGGGCAGAAGGCTCATCACCAGGATCTCCAGGTCTGAATCTTCTCCTTTCCCGAGAAAGGCCCCCTTGGTTGGGGGCCTTTCTTGTTTCCTCAGGTCAGACCCGCTGCGCCTTGGCGTACTCCACGAGCGCGGTCCACGCCTCGTTGCCCACGGCGAAGCCGGGGATCCGGATGTCCTTGCTGTCGCGGACGTGCGTCACGCTGGCGGTTTCCGCCACCTCGACGCAGTTGCCGCCGCTGTCCGAGTAGGTGGACTTACGCCAGTTCAGGTCATTCATAGTAGTTCTCCAGTATCTGTGCGGTCTTCTCCGGGTCCTCGGCGTGANCCTTCAGGGTGTTGAACTTCTCCCGTGTCAGGGAAACCATCGCCTCGGCGTCCGCGAGTTTTCCGTAATGGACAGCATCGTAGTATGCAACACTTACGGGATTCTGCGTACCTATTTCCACCAGGAGAGACGGCTGGGACATACCCGGCAGGAAACCCGAACTGAACGCCAGGAGACGAACATCGACTCGATGCTCTCGGATGAGTTTGATCAGGTGACGAGTCTGCGACTGCATCACCTCATGGCTCCCTACCTGGTACTGGAGAGCCGCCTCCGTCATGATGAAGGTCATCTCGGGGCGATTGCGCCGGTACAGGATCTCCTGGCGCTTCCTCCGAAGTGAGATCGTCAGATCAATGACCTCATCGTTCTTGGACTTCAGGGGAAGCAGGGACGCATCCATGTACTCAGCGCACTGGAGGAGACCACCGATCATCATGGGCTCGTAGTGGAAGATCCGGGTGGCCATCTCCTCCAACTCGGCCACCTCTGCTTGCGGGCCGTAGTTCTTGACTTCCTTGGGGACCTTCTTCAGAGCACTAGCCTTGTCGCCGATGACCAGCGTCGTGATGTGCTCGGCGATCGGGGTGCCCTCTACCCCGTAGATCCGGAAGTACTTCTCCGCGTCGGCAACACTGACCGACGTGTGTCCCGCCTCCTGCCGGTACGCCGCCGCCCGGCTGACGCCCATCAGCCCCGCGACCTCCTCCACCGACATGCCGCTCGCCTCGCGCAGCTCACGGAGACGGTTCCCGATGATCTTCCTCCTCACTGGAGGCGTCTCGTTCACGGCCATCTTCTTCACCTTTCCGGTCCGCTCATCGCATACATGTTCGCTCACGGAACCTACTGAGATTGTTCCACATAGAGACTTGTCAGGGCCAGCCTTCTGCGGGATTCTGGTAAGACGCAGGGTGAGGCGAGTTTTTCCTTCATCCCGATGACAAGACAGTAGGAAACCAGCAAGACTGGCCACCCGGGCGGACACCCTCACACGTCAGCCCGAAGCGGTCTGCTTCCCCTCTGCACAACGGATGCGGACCGCTCCATTCCCGATGGAGGTTCCGTGTGCACAGAGGGGCGATTTCTGTGTCAATGAGTGCGATTCCGATTGGTCCTCCGCAGTACGCCGAGACGTACCCGGCAACAAACCGCTCAGTCCCGATCATCAGGCGCCAGGTGGAACTGGTCCTGAAGATCTGGTCGATGGAGGCGCTGCATGACGAAGTCAGCGCAGTCGTCTCCGAGCTTGCCGGGAACGCCGTTCAGCACTGCGAAGGCGGCACCTTCGACGTGTCGGTCCTTCGCGTCGATCGCGGTGTGCGCGTGTCCGTAACGGACTCGTGTGCCCGCAAGCCGGTGATGAGGCCAGTCTCCCTGTCCGACGAGTGCGGGCGAGGGATGCTCATCATCGACACGCTGGCGTCACAGTGGGGGGTGAAAGAACTCCTCAACGGTAAGACGGTGTGGGCTGATGTCCTGCTCAGCCCTCCGGTTCCCTGAGCTGTGCGTAAAGTTCCTCCATCGTGTCGGCTTTCGTTCTCCGGTTCCCGATGACTCGTGTCCTCCACTCCTGGTAGGTGGCTATGGCTTCATCAGCGGTCATGTCCGGAACGCTGTAGCCATCTGCTGGGTTTCTCTGCCGGGGCACCCGAGGTTCTTCTTCGCACATGGAAGGGCTCCTCGTGTGGGGTTCTGCCCAAAGGTTGTCTCTCGGTGACATGTCTATCGAACACGATAGTGCTACATAGACCAGATGGGCTACTGCTCAGGTTTCACTGGCCAGTTACGGCCGGAAACTGACTGCGGGATTTTAGTAGTTTATCCATAATTACCGTAGGATTGTGGCCATGGAGAACCCCAACGAACAGCTCTTCAGCCTCCGTGAGATCGTCAGGATCACAGGGCATGAGCGCACACAGTCGGCCTACTCGATGCTCAGGAATCGCGGAAAGCGACCAGATGCCTACAGGAGGGCAGCACGCGCACCCGAGGCGGTCTGGCGTGCGTCCGTCGTGAAGGAGGTGTTCGCGAAGCACCTGGCACGAGCGGCGAGGATCCGAGGCGTTCAGGTGGACGACCTCTTCGAGTAGCCCGGGACCCCGGAGGTGCAGATGCGCCGCTGGGGTCCTGCGCTGTCCAGCAGGGCCTTCGGGATGCGATGATCGGGACTGACGACGGGAGGTCCATGACCATGGCTGACGACATCTGGCCTCCGGACTTCACCTCGGCGAGGGGCCGGGTACGGGCGCAGATCCCCGACGTGGAGCAGGTGGACTTCTCCGGCGAGGGAGTGCCCGAGTACATCTTCTCAGACGCACACATCGATGCCTTCCTCGCCAACTCCCGGGGCCGGAGCGAACTCGCCCGCATCAAGCGGGCCGCCGCCAAGGGGATGCGCGCCATCGCCGTCTCCGAGGCGCTGATCCAGAAGGTCATCAGGACCGAGGACCTGCAAACGGACGGCGCGAAGACGGCGAACGCGCTGCTGGCCGCCGCCCGGGACCTGGAGGAAGAGGCCGACCGGGACGATGAGGACGAAGACGAGCAGTACGCCTTCGCGATCGTGGACTTCCGGCCGCTGCCGCCCGACTGCCTGCCGTACGCCCTTCGGGGCTACCCGCAACCGTGCGGGTGTGCGGGGTCATGCGGCTGCGGGTCGAAGGACCGGGGTGCCGGGTTCGGAAGCGGGGTGGTGTGATGTCGAGGCTGCACACGCGAAGGTCCATGGACCCCAGGTGGCCCTGGCACCAGCGCTCGGTACCCATCGGCATGATGAACGCCGTGTGTGAGATCTTCCGACGCTCCGGTGACTCGGGGGACTACGGCTACGACATCACGACGGGCGGCCTCATGGACACCTCCACGGGCGCCTACCCGCAGATGATCCTGCTCTACCGGGGTCAGGTCAGGTCGGCGAGCAACAAGGACTGGCGTTCCCGTGTGCGCACATCCCGAGGAGACTCCGGGACGCTTCACGCGATGCGGTTCCAGGTGCCCGAGCGGCTGTGCCCGCCGATCCATGCACATGACGTGCTGCGGGTCGTCTCCGCTTCGCCCGACATGGAGCTGACCCACTTCATCTTTCATGTCCGCAACCCGATGTCCAGCTCGAACATGTGGGTGCGGAACCTGCTGTGTGACGTGGACGTGGCGCATCCCCAGCTTCTTCCTCCCCCTTACCAGGGGGAGCCGATCTCCCCGGATATGATCCCCGAGCCCGTCGCTGCCTGCGGATGCGGGCACTGAGGAGGAATCTGTGGCGAGCATAGAGATGCGGTACAACTACCGATTCGGCAGCGCGAACAGGTACTACGGAGACGGAAGGCCGGAGGGGCAGTTCGATGTGGGACTGTCGGCGTTCGTCATCGACCACCTGAACACGTCCCGACAGCAGCTCATCCTCGACATGTCGAACGCCCGGCGCCGAGGCGAAGCGATCGTCCGCCAGAGGTCCCGGGTGGACACCGGGACGATGCGCTCGCTCGTGACGGGCACAGGAGACTTCGGAACCGACATCCTGAAGATCTCCTTCGGATGGGAAGCACTTCGTCCGTATTACGCGCCATTTCAAGAATTTGGCACGAGGCGTGGCATTACGCCCATGATGGCCGTCTATACGGCGTATAACACTGTTCTGTCCGAATTGAGCCGACGCCTCAGGTGATCACATGACGGTCCTCGACTGGCAGATGGACATCTACAACCGGCTCCGTCTCGGGCTGCCCAACACCCCCGTCCATCTCGAAGGTGTCTCCGAGAACGACGAGCACCCACGCGACCCCACCGGGCTCATCAAGCCGTTCCTCGTCATCTGGTACGGGCAGCTCACCGACATCGCCTCCTTCTCGGGGACAGTCGCTGACCTGTGCGGCACCGAGGACGAAGGCGGCAACATCACCAAGCTCGGGAACTTCCTGGTGGAGACCGTCGCTCCCTCCGGACTCTCCCTCCTGCAACTGGAGAACCTGGTCCGTGCCCTCCTCACCGGGTTCCGTCCGGCGGGCGAGGGAGAGCTGTCCGAGACAGGGCAGACAACGATCCGCGATCCGCTGCCCGCCGGTATCGGNGACACCCTGCGGTTCTACAAGCCGCTGTTCTTCCAGGGCATCGTCACCACCGGCCCCGTCGCGCTTCCACCCACCGTCGCCCCCACCGTNCGTCCGACGCCCACCCGCCTGACTCTCCCTGTCGGCACCCCCANGAAGCGGGATGTGTGCGCACAAGGGCATGAGCTGCGAGGCACGAACGTGATCGAGGAGAAGCGTGGTGGTGGCCGTGTTGTGCGCCGCTGCCGNACCTGCGTCAACGCCAAGGCCCGGGAGAACTACGCCCGCCGCAAGGGTGAACCCACTTCAACCCACTGAGGTGGGTGGATATCCCTGTGGCGGGTGATGTCTTCGGGGCCCTCTTCGCGTAAGCTGATCTCGATCGACGCCCGGGAATGGCAGCCGTGGGGCGGCGAGCAGGCGATCGAGGAGTCAACCCGCATGGCTGCCGTGAAGATGCTTCCCCCGGCNATCACCATCTGGTGGGTCGATGACGGGGACCAAACCGCGTTCGGATACGAGGGGGTCTATGGCGCGGGCTTCGCCGACATCAGTGCCCCCACCTCGGCCGAGGTGAACGCCGGGATCAACATCTCGTGTGCGATGACAACAGACTTCACCCTCGGGTGGACTGANCGTGACACGGANGACACCCGGGGNCTGTGCGACGACGCCGCTGTGGCGAACCCGACCACCAAGAACTACGAGGCGACACTCAACTTCTTCCTCGACCGCGACCCGAACAAGGTCGAGGAGTCCATCTACAACGAGGTCCTGGAGCTGTTCAAGAAGCCGCTCCGTTCCGGCTACCTGGTGCAGCGCATCGCCCGGCACCCCCGTCGTGAGCCGGACTGCGAGCCGGGCGACCGTCTGACGATCTTCAAGGTGTACTCGGGTGACCCGAACATCCTGAACGACGCCACGGCCCCGATCCAGATGGAGGTCGTCTTCTACGCCCAGGGTGAGTCCTCGGACGGCATCGTTCAGGCGGATGTCACGCCTGGTAGCTGATCGAAAGGGAATGGCACATGGCGGTCAAGACGAAGGCCGGTGACGAGGCCCCCATCCCGGGGCCCGACACCTTCAACTTCGAGGACTACATCTCCGGGAAGTCCACCTTCCCCGAGTTCTCACACACGGTGTACCTGGACCAGGCGTCGGGGATCGCGCTGGCGAACGTGGTGGACGAGTACGACACGCTGGCCAAGCGGGGTCGTGGCATCATCCGGCGCCAAGGTGTGATGGCTGAGATGTCGTCCGCGTCGCTCGTGGACGAGGAAGTCGAGAAGCTGGCCACTGAGCTGGACGAGATCGAGTCCAGGACCGCCGAGCTGGAGAAGGAGATCGCCGACCTGGAGGAGAAGGTGAAGGCGTCGGGGCTCACCCTCGTCTTCCAGGTCGGTACCGCACAGAAACTCGGCAAGGTCGTCCGTCGTGCCGAGAAGGAGTACAACAAGCGGCACGGAAAGGGCGCCGACGACGACGCCGAGTACATCACCGGCAAGGCCCGTCACGTCCTGATCGCACAGCTCGTCGGATACTGCACGAAGATCATCCTTCCGAACGGTGAGGAGCAGAAGCCGCCCGGGGAGGAAGGATTCGGCAGGCTCCTCGACTCGCTGATCTCCTCGGAGTCCGTGCGTCTGCTGACCGCCCTGAACAAGTCCCTCGACAGTTCGGGGAAGTGGGCGGAGCGCATCGATGCCGGGTTTCCTGGCGGAGGTGCTGACGTGGGAGACGGGCCGGTGGGCGGTGCCGATCCTGAAGACGGCCCGGTCCTGGTCGGTTCCCCCGCTGACGCTCATGACCGGGAAGAAGACTGACTGGTCGGACGAACGCAACCGGATGCTGGCGGTCGCGCTGACGATCGTAGAGACCGAGACATGTGACCGGTGCGGGACACCCGCCTGGATCGGACGCTCCACCGACAGCGAGATCGTCTTCGAAGTCGAGTCCTCGACCTGCTTCGGATGTGCGGAGCTGGAGAAGGACCAGGAGGCCCGGAAGGGCCAGAAGCGCGCCAAGGGCGAGATCCGCTACCCGGTAGCCCGGAACGTCTGGGAGGACGCTCACCTCCCCAGCAGGTACGACTCCTACATGCGGGAGCGGAAGGAAAGCTGAATGGCCACTCAGTTCGACGCCACCGCGCGCATCAACGTCGATCTGGGCGGCTTCCGCCAGGCCGCGAACCAGGCGACCCGGGCCGGTAACGACATGACCCGGATCTTCCGGAGCCTCCATGACGTGCTGGGCCGGGTCGAACTGGTCGAGCGGAACATGGCGTCTGAGCTGACCCGGACGCTTCGGGTCTACAACCAGATCTCGCAGGCCGCCAGGTCCTACGCCACAGCGATCCAGTCGCTTGCCCGCAACGAGACTTCCGCCGCCCAGGGCGCTCGGCTGATGGGTACCGCGTTCGAGCAGCTTCGGCGGGCNCTGGCGAACGTTCAGGGCCTGTCCGAACGGGAAGCCCAGCGAATTCAGCGGACTCTCACTCTGTACAACCAGATGGCGCAGGTCCTCAACACCCTCGCCCGTGCCCAGCAGGCGTCCGCCAGCGTCACCCAGCGGAACCAGCAGATCGAAGCCCAGGCTTCCCGGGAGCGCACACGGGCTGCGGAGGCGGCGCGGCGTCTGGCGATCGAGGAGCAGCGTCTTCAGATCGCCAGGCAGGCTTCCGCGACGGCCGCGCAGAATGCCGCTACCCAGCAGATGCGTGCACAGACACAGCTCTTGCGTGTCCAGCAGCAGACGGCCGCCGCACAGCGTCAGGCGACTTCCGCACAGCAGCAGCAGACGGCCGCGCAGGCTCGTGCGACCCGGGGCGTCGATGATTTCACCAACTCGAACTTCGGTCTGCGGGATGCTCTCGGTGACCTGGAGGGCATCTACCGCAACTCGATCCAGCTTCTGACCTCGATCGGAACGGCGGCGATCGGTGCGGCGATCTCGCACGAGACGGCG